TCGCCGCAGCGACAATGAGCTTCAGCAGTTTGTCAATGTAGAGCCTGTCCAGACCTTATCCGGCAGTCGTGTCATCGAAGTGGATGCAGAGCATACACCGTGGGACGATGTGGATGAAGGTGCTGAATTCGGAGAGGAAGAGACACCTGAATTCCGTCAGATTAAGTACAAGGTGAAGAAGAAGGGCGGTATCTTGAAGACTACCAGAGAACTTCTTCAGGACACTGCTGTGAACATCTTGGCATATCTCAATAAGTGGATTGCGAAGAAGTCCAGAGCGACCAGAAATGCTGCAATTCTTGCAAAATTGAAGGAAATCACTGCGGGCAAAGAAGTGGTACTTGCCACATTCGATGACTTCAAGGATGTCTTCAATGTGAAGCTGGATTCTTCCATCGCAGCATCTTCCATCGTACTCACTAACCAGAGCGGATTCAATTTCCTTGACAAGCTCAAAGATAACGATGGCAACTACATCATTCAGCCTGATGTGACAGACAAGTCGAAGCGTCTTCTTTTCGGTGTATATCCGATTCATGTGGTGAGCAATAAGACTTTGAAGAACACAGTCACAGAAACGGAAATGAAATATCCGGTATTCATGGGCGACTTGAAGGAAGCAATCACGCTTTTTGACCGTGAAAAAATCACTGTGGAACTTTCCACAGAAGCAGGCGACTTGTGGGCAAAAGACTTGACTGGCATCAAAGTGCGTGACCGCTTCGATGTGCAGGCAGTCGATGAAAGCGCAGTCATCGCAGGTGTAATCACTGAAGCAGTAGCAGGTTAAGAATGGCAGCAGCCGCAGCCAGAAGGGAGGTAAAACATGTTAAAAGAAGCAAAGGAATATCTTCGTGTCGATTATGACGATGATGACACCATCATTCAGCTGATGCTGGATGCGGTGCTGGATGAAATGGAAGAATTGATTCCGAAGTTTGACCGTGCGAAGCCTACCAACAGGCAGCGGCTGCTGATTTTTTCATACATCAAGGAGCTGTATGACGGAAGAGGAAATACAACACCATCGCAGGAAAAACTGCGATACAGCATACAGTCCATGATGCTGAAGGAAATGTTGAGGTGACAGCATGGCAGCAGCGAGAATCAAAATCTATAAGAAGAATGAAAAGGTGGAGAATGCCCGCCGTGAAGAGCTTCCACCTACGCTGCATCATGAATGCTGGTGCGAGATTGGCAGCTTGTACGGTCAGGAGCTGTACAGTGCGCTTGAAATCAGACTGGAAGACACCATCATCTTTGAAGTCAGATACTGCAAGAAGGTCAAGGAGGTGCGACAGAGCCTGAAGGAATTCTATGTGGAATATGAGGGCGACAAGTATGACATCTTCGCCACTGATTTCAGGAAGAATGAAAAGCAGTGGGTGCAGCTGAAGGCGAACAAAGTCAGCTGATGGTGTGTCAGAATCTGACACGGAAGGATGTGGTGAAATGCGGATAAGCATTGAATTTGACGGACTGAAGGAGCTTCAGAAGGCAATCGAGCAGCTTGCGTCTGAAGAGGAAATCAGGAAGACAAATCGGCAGATATATCAGCAGTGCGCCGACATCACGCAGCCACGGATGCAAGCACACATGCCACGGTCTGCCGATAATTCAAAATCAGGCAAGAAGGGGTACAGACCGCCCGGACATGCAAAGGACAATGTGCCGAAGAAGGTCACTGCAAAGCAGGCAGAAGTCGGATGGACGCTACTGGGCGATGCAGAAAACTTCTTCTACATGAAATTCGTTGAATGGGGAACAACGAAGCAGCCACCGCAGGACTTCATCTACAACACGCTGAAGGAATGCGACAGCAGCTATTCCATAATAGCAGAGAAAGAATATCAGCAACTGCTGAATGACAAGATAGGAGGTTGACAAGGGTGGACATCATATCACTGGCAGCAGAAGCCCTGAAGCCCATATCAAGTGAAGGAATAAGCGTGGAGCAGGGCTGGTACGACAAAAATGCAAAGACAAAGCACATCACATTGTGGTCGCTGGGTGACTACGATGGCGCACATGCGGACGATATGCCAGAAGTCAATGTGGCTTCAGTGCAGGTGAATATCTGGTCAGACAGAGACCAGATACGACTGAAGGCACGAATCAAGAGATTGATGAAGAAAGCTGGCTTCTACTACATGGGCGGCAATGATGAGCTGGAAACCGACACAAAAGTATTTATAAATGCGATGCGCTTCATGTATGCGCAGGAAGCAGAAGAAATGGAGGAATAAGACAATGAGTGACGCAGCAAAGACTATCGTCAGAAGCCGCACGAAGTCCTTATGGACATCTATGTGGCATTAGTAACTGCAAACACAGCGACACAGTATGTGACTGACACACCTGTGAAGCTGGCAAGAGCAATCAGCGGCAAGGTGTCTGATAAATTCAGCATCGAGAAAATCTATTCCGATGACGGAGTGGAAGATGTGACTGAAATGTACGAAGGCACTGAAGTGGAATTCGAGGTGAATGCGCTTGCGCCGCAGGACAAGAAACTTCTCTTCGGTCATCTTTATGAAAACGGATTCCTTGTGAAGAATAAGGATGACAAAGCACCGGAGGTCGCAGTCGGCTATCGTGCGAAGAAGCTCAATGGCAAGTATGAATTTGTATGGCTTTATGTCGGCAGATTCGGTCAGGGCTTCGATGACAACTACGAGACCGAAGCGGACAAGGTAACTACACAGACCGCAACATTGAAGGGCAGCTTCTACGAAAGAGCCATTGATGGCAATTATCAGATTGCAGTCGATGAAGGCAACCTTCTGGAAGAACATGCAACAGCAAAGGCAGCAATCGCTGACTGGTTTGCAAAAGTGCAGGAGAGCAAAGAAGAGGTCGCAGCAGCGGCTGAAGAGTAGGGCAACTAATATTCAATAAACCATAGGAGGGCAGGAAAATGGCAGCAGCTAAAACAAAAAAACACAGCGTAATCGTGGGAGGTAAGGAATACCACTTGCCGAAGGAATTGGACATTGACGCATATCTTCACTATCTGGAAGTCCGTGATGACATCATGGGAACAGAGAAGAAGACAGGCTTGTACACAGCGAAGCAATTCAAGGACATGATGGACTGCATTGTGGAGTTGTACAATCATCAATTCACAGTCGAAGAGCTGAAAGACAAAGAGACAGGTCTGGGTGTGACCGGAATCATCATGGAATTTGCAGCGGTGGAAATCGGTGTGGGTGAAAATGTGAATGGTAAGGTGGAAGCATTTCAGGCAAATTTTACGAATGGCAAGTAGTGCCGGAATTGACGCTGATGTGCGGGCAGAATGAACATGTCCGCACATCAGTGACTGCTCAAATGTACAGACGATACACGGAAGTCATGGAGCAGAACAACGGAGAGAGCGCAGCAGACGCATTCAGATTCAATGGACGCATCCTGAAGGATGTCTTCAAGGTGACAGACAGGGAACTGGCGAAGGCAGATGTGGAAGAACAGCTGGCAGCAGCGAAAATCATCCACTTCGTCATGCAGGATGTCATCACGAAGAAATTCCTTGACCTGAATCCAGAGCATCCAGAGCAGCAAGAGCCTTCAGCTTTTGACGAATATGACGAAGAAAATGGCTACAACGAGATAGAAAGCAAAGGAAGCGTCTGGAAAGTGTGCAGGGAGAATCTGGACAGAGTGGTGAAGCTGTGCATCCGGTCATTCAATAATTCATACACGCAGTGCATGGAATCCGACATTATGAGCCTTCTGGACTATGTCTCTTTCGAGATAGCAACAATCAACGAGAAATAGACAGAGGGAGGTGTGCGTGAATGGCGCAGGCATCAATAAGAATCGGCGCATCAACAGCTGAATACCAGCAGGCGATGAAGCAGGCAGCTGCACAGATGAAAGAGCTGACAAGTGAATACAGTCTTGCAGCGGCGCAGGCGAAGCTGACAGGTTCAGAGATGGATGGGCTGAAGGCGAAGGTCACAGAACTGACCAACAAGATGGATGTACAGCGCACATCGGTAGCAAATGCAAAACAGCGTTATGAAGACCTTCAGACGAATCTTCAGAAGACAAAGCAGAAGCATGAAGAGCTGAAGGGCAAGGTGGAAGCAGCGAAGCGGGCATACGATGACAGCTGCGAAGCCACTGGAAAGAATTCGGAAGAATCAAAGAAGCTGAAAGAAGAGCTGACGAAGTTGGAAAGTCAGCTTGCAAATACAGAGAAGTCCATCGGAAGACAGGAGACTGCACTGGCGCAACAGTCGGCAGCGGTGTCACAGTCCGAAGCAGCATTGGCACAGTTGGAAGTCCAGCTGCGTGATGTCAATGCAGAGCTTGCCAGACAGGGCTTCGATGAATATGCAGAGAAGGCTGGAAAAGTCGGTGAAGCAGTAACGGACGCAGGTGAAAAGATGATGGTGGTCACTGGTGCAGTGGCGGCAGTGGCAACAGCGTCCGTCAAGACCGCAGCTGACTTCGAGAGCCAGATGTCGAGAGTGCAGGCGATAAGCGGAGCGACTGGTGAGAGTTTTGAAGCGTTATCGCAGCAGGCAATCGAGCTGGGCGGCAACACATCATTTTCAGCACTGGAAGCAGCAGAGGGTATGGAAAACCTTGCAAGCGCAGGCTTCACAGTAGAGGAAATCATGGAAGCAATGCCCGGAATGCTTGACCTTGCAGCATCATCAGGCGAAGAACTTGCAGCCAGTGCGGACATCGCAGCATCCACGCTGCGAGGATTCGGTCTGGAAGCATCTGAAGCTGGACATGTAGCAGATGTACTGGCAAGGAACGCAGCACAGACGAATGCAGCAGTGGCTGACACCGGAGAAGCGATGAAGTATGTCGCACCTGTGGCGGCAGCAATGGGAATCAGCTTCGAGGAATGTGCCGCAGCAATCGGTATCATGGCGAATTCAGGCATCAAGGGCAGTCAGGCAGGCACTGCGCTTCGTGGAGCGATGTCAAGACTGGCAAAGCCGACAGAACAGATGCAGAACAAAATGGACGAGCTGGGGCTGTCCTTCTTTGATAGCGAAGGGAAAATGCTGTCCCTGAAAGATATGACAGGGATGCTTCAGGAAAAGCTGGGCGGCTTGACCGATGAACAGCGAAACAATGCACTTGTGACTATCTTCGGACAGGAATCACTGTCTGGAATGCTTGCATTGATGGAAGCAGGTGCTGACGGTGTGGAAGCACTGACAGAAGACTACATGAACTGTGACGGAGCAGCTGCGGAAATGGCTGCAACGATGCAGAACAATCTGAAGGGACAGATGGAATCCCTATCCGGCACGCTGGAATCAATATCCATCAAAATCGGCACGATGCTGATTCCGTATGTGAAGCAGGCGGTCGAATGGCTTGACGGACTTGCAAGCAAATTCCTTGCCTTGGACGAAGGTACGCAGAAGACCATCCTTGCATTCGCAGGAGCGGCGGCTGCCATAGGACCTGTGCTGCTGGTAGTCGGTAAGTTGATAACATTCAGCGCATCCGTGTCTTCAGCACTTGGCACATTATCAGCTGCACTTGCAGGAAGCGGAGCGGCAGCAGGCGCAGCAGGAGCTGCGACAGGCGGCTTCGGGACAATTCTGGCGGCGATTACAAGCCCTGTGGGAATTGCAGTGGCAGCTGTGGCAGCACTGGTGGCGGGGCTTGCGTATGTAGCCATCACAAATGAAGAAGTGCAGGCATCCCTTGTGAATGTCTGGAACACCTTCAAGATGAATCTTCAGCCAGCACTTGAATACATATCAGGCACGGTGCTTCCTGACCTTCAGGCAGCATGGGACGGACTGATGAAGATTCTTCAGCCACTTGGTGATTTTATCATGGGCGCACTGACAAGCGCATGGCAGGACATCCTGATTCCAGCACTGGAATGGCTGGCAGGAACGGTGCTTCCGACACTGACCAGTACCTTCAAGAATTTGTGGGAGAATGTGCTGCGTCCGCTGGGGACATTCATCGGTAGTGTATTAGAGCCAGTGGTGCAGTTTTTAGCGACAACATTGACGATGCTGTGGAATACAGTGCTTGTGCCGCTTGCGGACTTCATTATGTCCACGGTGATGTCGGCATGGGAAGGTCTGGCGACCATCTTCAACGTGACGGTGATTCCGGTCGTGAATGCAGTCATCAATGTATTTCAGTGGCTGTGGGACAATGTCCTGAAGGGTGTGGTGGACTGGCTGACAGCGACACTGCTTCCTATATTCCAGACGGTATTCACAGCAGTCGGTGGAATCATTAGTGGATTAAAGACCGCATTTCAGGGTGTCATCGACTTCATTGTGGGTGTATTCACACTTGACCTGACAACAGCAGGCGAAGGCATCAAGGGCATCTTCAGTGGCATCTGGGAAGCAATCAAGAGCATCTTCAGTGGTGCGTTGACAGCAATCCAGCAGCTTCTGACATCGGTGTGGAATTTAATCAAGCCAGCAATAGAAACGGTATGGAATGGCATTGCAGGATTCTTCAGCAACATCTGGAACACCATCTACACGACAGTGTCCACATGGCTGACGAATATCTGGACATCCATCACAAACATCTTCACATCGTGCTGGAATACCATTCAGACGGTGTGGCAGAACATCACGAATGCGATTCAGGTGGCTATTATGTTTATAGTGGAGCTGATAACATTCGCCTTCGAGCTGATAACAATTCCATTCAGATTCATCTGGGAGAATTGCAAGGGCATCATCATGGAAGCATGGGAAGCCATCAAGACCACAGTGGGCAATGCACTGACAGCAATCAGCACAACCATCAACACGGTCTGGACAGCAGTCAGCACATTCTTCACTACAATATGGACAGCAATCAGCACATTCTTCACGACAACATGGAATACTATCAGCACAACGGTCAGCACGGTGATGACCAACATCCAGACGAAGCTGACAACAGTGTGGAATGCCATCAAGACAACAATCACAACCGTGATAAATGCCATCAAGACAACGCTGACAACGGTGTGGAATGCAATTCAGACCACAATCAGCACGGTGGTGAATACCATCAAGACAACGGTCACAAGCGTATTCAATGCGGTGAAGAGTACAGTGACATCCATCTTCAATTCTGTGAAGAGTACGGTGACATCAGCGTGGAACAGCATCAAGAATGCTATTACAACACCTATCAATGCAGCAAAGTCTGCGGTGTCATCGGCACTGAACAGCATCAAGAGTACAGTGGCATCTGTCTTCAATTCCGTGAAGAGTACGGTGACATCGGTGTGGAACAGTATCAAGAATGCTATCCAG